ACAGTTTGCCGAACTGGCGGCGAAGCGTCTCGATGCCGGTGGAGAATTGTCTGTCGCCGGCGGCGATGATCGCCATGCCGGGCTTCTGCGGATCAGGCCCGACCACGCGGTGCAGCTCGCCCGCAATGGTGGCGGTGCGGCCTGTGAAGGGCGCAACGTCAGGGATGGCGGTCGAGGCAATGACGCGGCGAAGCTGCGGGGGCATCAGGGGATGCTCGTGCTGCGGCAGCGACTCAAAGCCGAACTCCGGCACCGTGGCGCCGAGGGCCTCGGCGAGCCATTCCGCGGCCATCGCGCGGTGACACCACTGGCCGGCTGTGGGCGGTTCATAGCAAAGCAGGACCGGAACCCGGCCACCGGCGAGGCTAAGCAGTGCGTCGGCCACGAGCCTGGGGTCGAGACGTCCGAGGATCTCGGTTCGATAAAGGCGGTAGTACTCCTCGATCCCGACGCTGTTGAACCATGGTCCAGGCGCGAGCGAGCGGAAGACGCGGTAACCGGCCGGCAGCCGGCGCGGTGTGCCGCGCGAAATGCCGACGCGCAGATGATCGTCAGGGAGCTTGGTTGCCCACGACGCGGTTTTAATAAGAGGCAGCGCCGGCATGGAAATCGTCCCTTTGCGAAAGCCGTTTCAGACGGTGCTATCCTAGCACAGGTCGGTCACGAATGACACGGAAAGTTGCAGTATTCTCCTACGTCTTTGACGAAATGCCAAGTCTAATGCCGCATGATTCCATTGACGTTACAGTAGCCGTCTAGCCCATGTTCGTCGGAGCTGTCCCACGCCCTGCTGTAGAGCAGATCACGCGCTCTGTTCCGTTCACCGACTGGCGCCAGGTCTTCGTCGGATGCTCCGGATCGTTCCGGTTCGACCGCGCGGTGCGGGACGTCCATCCGACGGTCACCGTGCATTCCAACGATGTGTCGCTGCTGTCCTGCTCGCTGGGCGCGCTCGCCACCGGCGGCGAGTTCCCGATCGCGTTCAAAGGCCGGCTCGGCTTCATTGAGGACCTGGTCGCCGGCCAGCCCTTCGCGGCGCGGGTCGCGGCCGTCGAGGTCGCGCTGGAGATGGCGAAGTACAAGGGCGCCAACCCTTATGCCCAGGCGCACTTTGCACACTACGAGGAACGGTTCACCGAGTTCCTGGCGCCCGCCTGGAAGCGGCTCGATGAATTCCTCGAAGGGCTGCACGTTGCGAGCTTCTGCCCAGGCGACTTCCGCGACCAGGCCAAGCGCGCGGCCGAGGTGGGAGGCGGGGTTGCGGCTTTCCCGCCTACCTACAAGAACGGGTATGAGCGGCTGTATCGCTTCGTGGACCAATGCACCGACTGGCCGCGGCCGTCCTATGGCGTCTGGGACCCGACTGCGCTGGAGGCGTGGCTGGATGAGCTGGACGCCATGCGGGTGCGGTATTGCGTGCTGACCGACCACACGCTCGAACACCACCAGCCGGTGACCGTCTATCGCGGGGAGTCGAACAAGCCGGTGTTCACCTTCTCGGACAGGTCCGCCAGCTCGGTGCGGCGCGCGCTGCATCGGTCCGAACCGTTCCGCTACACCAAGCTCGATCCGGCGGCGCTGACCCCGGCGTCGAAGGTGGAGATCATCAGCGCAACATCGGTGCAGATGAACTTCCTGAAGGACATCTATCTCGCGAAGGGGATCACGCACACCGCCGGCCTCGCGAACTTCCTCGTGATGATCGACGGCCATCTGGCCGGCGGCTTCATCTACTCCCGCGACAAGTGGGGCGGGGACCTCCTTTACCTGCTCTCGGATTTCGCGCTGTCGCCGCGGAGCCGGGTGTCGAAGCTGATCGCGATGCTGGCGACTTCGGCGACGATCATTGACCGGATGCAGGTCAGGCTTGTGCAGCGGATCGACTCAGTGATGACCACCGCCTTCACGTCGAAGCCGGTGTCCATGAAGTACCGCGGCATCTTCGAACTGTTGGGCCGTGGCCCCGGGATATTGAACTATGGCAGCAAGATCAGACGCCAAACCCCAGCCGAAATCTACACCGAGTGGTTCCAACGGTTCGTTGCAAACGCGCGTCACACGGATGCGGCTCGCCGACCTGACGCTGCTTGAAAAAAACGCCCGGTTTATGAGGGGGGCAACGTTCGCCCGCCTCGTTGCGAACATCAAGGCAGATGGCTGTCTCACCAGCGTTCCACTGGTCGGCCATGTGGATGGCAAGCTGCTGGTCGCCTCGGGCAACCATCGTGTGCCGGCGGCGATGAAGGCGGGCATTGAGGAAGCGGACGTTCTCGAAATTCTGACGCCACTGACTCGCGCGCAATTCGTCGCGCTGCAACTGAGCCACAACGCGGTCGTCGGCGAGGACGATCCGAACATTCTCCAGTCGCTCTATGCCGAACTCGACTTCGGGTGGAAGGAATACTCGGGGCTGACCGACGATGCGTTCAAGGTCGAGGACCTCGACACCTCTGTGCTGCGCGTCGGGCAGCCGTTTTATGAAGAGTTGCAAATCTTCTTCCTGCCGGCCGACGCGGCGATCTTCACGACGCTGCTCGCCAAGATCGCCAAGTCGAAGGCCGCGGTCACCCGGCTGGTCGGGGCCTATGCGGACTTCGACCAGTTCTTCCAGGGGCTGCTCGCCGTCAAGCACGCAACTGGCGTCCACAACACTGCCGTCGCGTTGCGGATGATGGCCGAGCTGGCGGCCGATGCGCTCGCTCGCCGCGAGGAAGCGGCTGCGACGGGCGACGCGGAGGAAGCCGATGCTGGGGCCTAAGCCGAAGCCGACGCGGCTGAAACTGGTCACCGGGAACCCGGGGCGGCGACCGCTCAACGATCAGGAGGCGAAGCCGCGGACGGTGATCCCCGACCCGCCCGATATGCTGAAAGACGAGGCGCTGGCAGAGTGGCACCGCATCACGCTGCTACTGGCCGAGGTGGGCCTGATCGCCAAGCTCGATCGGGCCGTCATCGCCGGCTACTGCCAAGCCTGGGCGCGGTGGGTCGAGTGCGAGCGCCAGCTCGTGACCACGGGCCTCATCATCAAGGCAGCAAACGGGTTTCCGATGTATTCGCCCTATCTGACGGCCGCGAACAAGGCACTCGATCAGGTGCGCCAGCTCTCGGAGCAGATCGGCCTGTCGGGTTCGGCGCGCTCGCGGATCAAGGCGAGCGACGCGCCGGGAGACGCCGACGCGGCCGAAGACTTCTTGCGTGGCAGGGCGTAGGCGGCCGGCAAAGCCGCAGGACCCTGTCGAGGCTTATGCCAGGGCCGTTGTCGAGAACCAGGTCGTCACCGGCCGCCTGGTTCGCCTCGCCTGCGAGCGGCACCTGCGCGACCTTGCGGACGGTGCGGCGCGTGGATTGCGCTGGGACCGCGCCACAGCACAGCGCGCGATCGACTTCTTCCCGGCGGTGCTGCGGCACAGCAAGGGGCAGTATGCGGGGCTGCCGTTCGACTTGCTCGATTGGGAGCAATTCGTCGTCGGCTCGATCTTCGGCTGGCAGCTCTGGCTGCCGGACAAGAAGATCGAGGTCAGGCGGTTCCGCACGGCGTTCGTGTCCACCGCCCGGAAGAACGGCAAATCGACCATTGAGGCCGGCATCGGCCTGAAGGCGCTGATAGACGAAAACGAGCCCGGCGCGGAGGTCTATTCCGCCGCGACGACGCGCGACCAGGCCCGGATCGTGTTCTCCGAGGCCGAGCGCATGCGGGCCGGTTCGCCCGCGCTGCGCCGACGGATCGTCAAGACGACGAACAACCTCGCGGTGCTGGCAACGGCATCGTGGTTCCGGCCGCTCTCGGCCGACACGTCGAAGATGGACGGGTTGAACGTGTTCGTCGCTCTGGTGGATGAACTGCACGAACACCCCGACGCCGGCGTGATCGAGAAGCTCGACACCGGCATGGGCGCGCGGCTTCAGCCGCTGATGTACGAGACAACCACGGCGGGGGTGAGCCGGACATCGGTCTGCTATCTGCACTGGGATTTTTCGGTGAAGGTCCTGGAGGGGCTCATCCCGGCGGTGACCTCCGATCGGTGGTTCGCCTTCATCGCGACCGTGGATGAGGGCGACGACTGGCAGGATGAGCTGGCGTGGCGCAAGGCGAATCCGTCGCTCGGTTCGGTCCTCCAGATCGAGGATTTGCGCGCCGAGGTCGCACTCGCCCGGGAGATGCCGTCGCGGCAGAACTCCATCCGGCGCTTGCGGCTCAACCAGTGGACCCAGCAGCTCGTGCGCTGGATCCCGATGGAGGTCTGGGCGCACGGCGCCGAGCCGATCGACGCCGAGGCGCTGCGGGGCCGCAGGTGCCTCGCAGGCCTCGACCTGGCGCGGATCAACGACCTGTCGTCGCTGGCGCTGCTGTTCCCGCCGATTGCCGATGGCGAGCGGTGGAAACTGCTCTGGCGCCACTGGTGCCCGGCCGACAACATCGAAGAACGGTCGAGGCGGGACCGCGCGCCTTACCTGGTCTGGCGTGACCAGGGCCACCTGATCGCGACCGAAGGCAACACGACCGACTTCAAGTTTGTCGAGGTCGCGATCTTAGAGCTCGCCGGCATTTACAACATCGAAGAGCTGGCGTTCGACCGCACGTTCGCTGGCGAAATCATCCGCAACCTCGCGGACGAAGGCATGAACCTGGTCGAGTTCGGGCAAGGCTTTCTCAGCATGGGGCCGGCCGCGGCGGAATTCATGCGCAAGGTGCTGGCGCGCGAACTGCAGCACGGCGGCGATCCAGTCGCCGACTGGTGCGCTTCGAACGTGTCGATCCGCACCGACCCGGCCGGCAACGTCAAGCCGGACAAGGAACGCTCGATCGAGCGCATTGATCCGATCGTCGCGGCGATCATGGCGGTTGGCCGCTCGATGGCGGAGGAGTCCGGCATCTATGCTGATGGCCGCGGCCTGCTAATTGTCGGAGGCTAGTGATTCATGACAGCGTTGATGAGCATCGACCAGTTCCGCGGGGAACTGAGGGCGAAGCACAAGCCTGTCGGGGGAGTGTACCGGGTCAGCGTGGCGCAACCGCTGCCGGTGGACGGTGTGGCGCGCACGCTGCGGTTCTGCTTTTCGGACGGCAGCGTCGATCGGATGAACGACACGATCGCCGCTGCCGGCTGGGACCTCACCGACTTCTCGGCGAATCCGGTGGCGCTATGGGCGCACGATAGCTCCGCTCCGCCGATCGGCGGGGCGCGCAACGTCGGCGTCGAGGGCGACCGTCTGCTGGGTGACATCGAGTTTGCACCGCCGGAGACCTATGCGTTTGCCGACACGATCTACCGCCTGGTGCTGGGCAAGTTCCTGCGCGCGGTCAGCGTCGGCTTCCTGCCGACCCGCTACGCTTTTGTCGAGAACGATCCGGAACGCGGATTCGGCATCGACTTCCTTGAACAGACCCTTTTGGAAATCAGCGTGTGCCCGGTGCCGGCGAATCCAAACGCGCTGCAAGAGGCGCGCCGCAAGGGCATCGACACAAGGCCGTTGATGGAATGGGCGGAGCGAACGCTCGACGGTGACGGCAGGGCGGCCCTGCCGCGCGCCGAATTGGAACGCCTGCGCAGGGCAGCAAAGGAACCGACTATGACGCGACCGACACCTCGCCGATCTGCGGCGAAGCCTCCGAATGCGCGCCGCTCTGATGGAACAAACGAAGACGATCCGGCCCCCGGTGGCGGCGCCGCTTGCACCTGCGGACGCAGTGCTGACGACGAATGCGGCCTCACCGATCCGTCCGAATGTTCGGTCCATGGTAATGCCGCGACGGCGCCGGAGGCCGACGAGAAGCTGCTGGCGGCACTGCGCCGGCTTCTGGGACGCCGGAAGGATGATGGCGCACCAGGCGATGACGACCTGCCGGTGGCGCATGAGGACGCGATCAGGCTCGCTCACAAATCGATGCGCACCGCAAAGGCTTACATGGCCGAGGGAATGACGCACCACGCGAAGGCACTGAACCTGCTTGACGGCGTGGTCGATGCGCTGGATGCCGATCCAATCACCGATCCGACCGCCGCCCCTGACCCCGATGCCAACCCGGAGAAAACAGCCCAACTGGCGCGCGCGACTGCATTGAAAGCGCGTCTTGCGGCGACCTGACCCCCCGTGCCTTACACCAGCCCGGAGGTGCGATAGAACGCGACAAGCGGCGCGGCGAAGCCGATGCTTTCGAGCACCACGTCGCCGCCGGTGACGATCGGCAGCGGATTGTCCGGCCACAGTCCGTCAGCCTGTCGGCGCAGCAGATCAGCACGGATTTCCGCAGTATGCAGCACGAGGATTTCCCGCACGCCCGGTATCGACACATAGGCCCATACGTTTGCCCAGGTATCGGCCTTGTTCGACGGCGAGAGGATTTCCACCAGCACAAGCGGTGCCAATAGCAGCCGATCGTCGTTCCGCCAGGGGGCGCAGGTGATTCCCAGATCGGGCACGCGGATGTTGTGATCGGCGCGCACCCGTGGCCGGACTCCGGGTTCAACGATCGTGCGGCACTCCGGGCGGACCGCTGCGAGGTGGTTGCCGAACAGCCGGGCGGCCTCGCTCTGAATCGCACCATGCAGGGGTGAGGCGGGCGCCATCGCACGCGGTGTGCCGTCCACCAGCTCCCACCGATCGCCGCCGCTGGCTGGGCGCCAGTCGAGAAACTCCGTCACAGTCATTGCCCGGATCACCACACGATCATCCCGGCAGTGGGGGTGTTGCCGCCAGAGCCTGCACTACGGCTTGCGCGTCGACGGCAATGACCTTGAGATACGCACGTGCCGGCTGATCCGGTTCTGCCCGCACCTCCTCCCAATCGCGTAGTGTACCAAGCGGAATCTGAAACCGTGCCGCGAATTCTTCCTGTGTCAGTCCGAGCGCACGGCGCAGTGTCTTGGCGCGTGGCACCCGCTTCATACGGGCAAATTCCTCATCGGTCATCGGCCGGCCGTCGGGGTCACGCATCGCCGCTGCATGAATCTCGGCCTCTGTCTTCGGGGCAAGTGGGCCGGGATCGGGCATCGGCACTTCGGTTCCGTCCGGCATCACGCGATGCAGTGTGCCGTCATCGTGGATCTGTAGTTTTGTCAACGGTCCATGCACCGGTCGCCGTTACGCTTGCGGCGCCTCCGGCAGTTCGGCGTTGGCGTAGACCTCGTGTAACGGAATGCTGATGCCGATTTCCGGGAGGTCCAGGACGGCGTCATCGCCTGAAACAATCTCGGACAGCCAGCCATCTGCCCGCCGCGCAAACACGATCGCCACCTTGTGAGTCTGTTGCAGAATCACGTATCGCTGAATGGATGGGGTCGCGCGGTATTCGCGGTTCTTGTCGATCAGATCGGTCTCGCTGCTGCCCTCGCTCAAGACCTCGAACACGACGACCGGATTCTCAACGATCGAGGCGGCGGGAGAAACCGGCTGGCAGACAACGAGCGCGTCCGGATATCGCGCGCGTCCATCAACGATGATCTTGACGTTTGGACCCAGGGGTCGGCATGGCTTGCCCGCGAGCCTGGTGGCAAGGGCGGTGCGCAGGTCGAAGGTGATCTGGTCATGCGCGACGGTTCCCCCGGTCATGGCGACCGGTTCAAAGCCGTCGAACTCATAGCGCAACTCCTGCCGTTCCTCCCACGCGAGGAACTCGGCCAGGGTCATCGGCTTGCGAAGGGCAACGCTCATGGCGGCGAGAGTAGCATGGCGGGGTAACGCGCTCCAGACGCTTCAGGCCCGACTTTAGTGACGGACATTTTCACAGGAACACCTATCACATGAGCACACTGCTGTCGCTCCGCCGCGCCCTGGGCGCGGCGGTGGATGAACTCGCGCCGTTGGCCGGGACTGCTGGCTTCGCCGCCAAGGAGGCGGAGGTTGCGCAGCTCGAACGCACGATCGGGGAGCTGGACAAGGCAGAGAAACTCGCCGCTAAGCTGGCCCGGCCGATCGGCTCGCCGGATGTTGGCGACGTGATGGAGATCAACCCGTCACAGCGCACCATCTCGCAAATCCGCGGCATGGACCCGCGCCAAGGCAAGCTGCGGGGATTTGACGACTATCTCAGCCTTGCCCGGAAGGGGCTGGATTTCACCCCGCGCGCCGGCGACCAGTACCGCACGCTGGGCGAGCAACTCCAGTCGATCTTCAAGCACTACAGCTCGAAGGGCAGCGACACCGACCGCCGCCTGGTGCGCGCGCCGACCGGCGCGGGCGAGGTCGATCCGACCGGCGGCGGCTTCCTGGTCCAGGTCGATTTCGCGGCCTCGATCTTCATGCTCGCGCACGACATGGGCGAGATCCTCAGTCGCGTGAACAAGCTGCCGATCAGCGCCAACGCGAACGGCATCAAGATTCCGGGCGTGGACGAAACCAGCCGAGCGACCGGCAGCCGCTGGGGTGGCGTGGCGTCGAACTGGGTTGGCGAAGGGACGGCGGTCGCCCCGTCCAAGCCGAAGTTCCGCACCATCGAGTTCGACCTGAAAAAGCTGATG